CGGCTGCGCGGATCGCTTGCAACCCCTCGCTCTCCAGCGAGTAGCCGAGCGTGATCGAGAGCTGCACTGGCTCTGGCCGGGCCGCCTTGTACTCGCGCGCCCCGCCAGGTGTCGCCAAGTGCGTCATCTCGATGAGGGTCGTCTGGAAGCCAATCGGGGGCGGCATCGAGTAGATGTCGCCGACCGGGATGTACTGGCCGCTGCTGTTCTTGATCTTCAGCAGCGGTCTATTCTCCAACTCGGTCTGCGCCGTGTGCGCGTACTCGCTCCAGGGCATATCACACCTCGGTGAGTCGATATGGAGTCGTCAGCTCGAGGACGCCGTGCCAGATCTCCTCCGGCTCGCGGCGCTCGAGGATGGTGCCGAGATCCTCGACGATGTGGCCGACGCGCACGCCGTGGCGCGCGATCACGCGGCCGACGAGCGCGCGACGACACAGATCCAGCAGCCTGCGGACGGTCGCATAGTCCTCCGCCCACAGATCGAGCCGATACGCCGCCTCGCGCACGTCCGTCAGCCCATGCAGCGTCTGCAGCGACCGCTCCGAGATCATCTGGGCGGTGATCGCCGGCAGAGCGAACTCCTCCGGNACCCCGCCGAGGAGGATGCGCTCGCCAACGATGTCGCGGATCTCCTGGTGATCGAGGAGCTCCGCTCGGATCGCCGCCTCGAGGCTCATCGTCGCATCCGCCTCCGCGTCTCCGCGATCACTTCGTCGATCGCTCGATCGAGCTCGTCCTGGATCACCCGATACGCGATGGGCTCTGCACGNTCGACGGCCGGTCTCACGAATGGGGTCGCCTTCACCTCACCCCGGGCCCAGCCTTTCTTCGTGGACCTCTGGACCGTCCCGTACTCGATCCAGTGCCACCAAAATGGATCCCAGTCTGGGCGTGCGCGGCCCTCTCTGCGGGCTGCAGCGATCTCCGCCTGCGTCGGCCGAGAGACTCGGAATCGGACGGTCACTCGCACCGGCCGGCCTGGACGCGGCCGGTGGCGCTGGACATACAGACCACGCGAGAGAGCTCGCCTGCCATCGGATGAAATATTGAGCCCGCGGATCTGCCGCCGGATCTCACGCCGGAAAACGCTTGCACCACGCGCCAGTGCGCGGCTCATCGCACGCACGTCGACGTTGCGCCCGAGATCATCGATCTCCAGGGCAAAGCGCTTGAACGCATCGATCACCATTCACACCTCGANNCGCTCCGCAGTGATCTCCACGCCCTCGCGCCTCCCGAGCACAGCGATGCCAGTGATGCGGTACGGCCGCCCATCGAGCACCACGCGCCACGATGGCTCGACCTGGCGGTATCGGATCCAGATCGAGAGCATCTCGACCGGCATCGTCTTCGGCGCGCCGATCCGCTCCTGTGCGCGGAGATAGCGGATCGATGCAGGCACCTCGGCGACCGGCTCCCACTCCTCGCGACGCCACTCGCCCTCCGGCGTCACCCTCGTTACTGGGCGCTCGATCAGGACGCGTCGGTCGAGCGCTCCTGCGCGGATGATGCTCATCCTACGAGTCTCCGGTATGGCGAGAGCAGGTGGCGCGCGGCGACTGGGATCTCGATCATCGTCCCCGGCGCCACCTCCTCGCGATGCGCGTACCAGTGTCCGATGAGCAGCAGCGCGGCATGCTGCACCGGCGCAGGCGGGTCCTCGAAGACGCGCTTGCAGTCGTTCTCAATGACGGACCTTGCAGTCTCGATNAGGTGCGCNAGGTACGNATCTTCNGCGTCATCCACGATCCGCAGATGGTCCTTCACTTGCTGCAGCGTCACCATCTGACTTGCGCTTCCGCCTGCTCTTCGTCTCCTGCGTTGTCTGCCCACCGAGCTCTGGTGGTAGCTCGACGAGCCTGGCCGTCGCGAGCGAGCGGGCGAGAGACTCAGGCAGTCGCATCGACTGACCCTTGCGTCCCACGCCTGCCGGGCAGATGAACGGCCGCGTAACCGTGACCTCGATCATTCTGTCGCGTGCTGGATCGCCGCGATCGCCCGCTTCCGGCGGATGTTCGCGTCGACGAAGTACGTCAACTGAATCCCGATCTGGCCGCGGCGCGCGTATGCCTCGCGCATCACCTGCAGCCACATCCCCTCTCGGTCACCGATGATGTACTCCGAAAGGTCGCCGAAGATCACGCTCTTGTTGCCAGGCCCGATCTGCGGGACGTAAACGGAGGTGTAGACAGGCCGCCCGAGCAGCGTCTCCGGCTGTCCCGCGAGTGAGGGGTACCAGATCGGATTGCCAGCGCCGTCCTCGAGGCCCCGCAGCATCGCAGCAGTCGCAGGATTCATCACCCAGACAGCATTGGCCTGATAGCGCAGGGGCAGCGCGTAGAACAAATCAATGAAGTCTTGCGCGGTGAGTGCAGCAGGGGCGGCTGTGACCTGCGGCTCCGCCGCGGTGACGAGGCCCATCGGCTCTCCGGTCCCGGAGCCGACGAGGAACATCTCCTCCTCGTTCTCGGCCCNGCCNTCNGCCATCGCATCGGCGACGACGGCCTCGACGTCGTGNGGCGCGAGCCGCGTGATCTCGTAGGAGATCAGGGTGACGCCACCGATCTTGAGCGGCCGCAGCGTAGGCCCGCCGAACTCNATGTCNACCTCNGGATACTCGGNGTTCTCCGGCACGGGCGCGAAGCGCGAGATCCCGTCGATCACCGGGATATTGATGTTTCCNGGGATCTCACGCACCGTAGCCAGACGCCGCATGAAGAGGAGGTCGGAGATGTCCGTCACGACCTCGCTCTCGACATACAGCGGGATGAGCACGCCGGCCTGCGTCGTGTCGACGACGCCGCGCTGCTCCGCCTCGCGCCGGACCGCCTCGCGAAAGCTCGGCAGCTCCTGGCCGGTGCGCAGGTAGTGCAGAAATCCCTCGCGCAGCTCGCGCGGGATGCGCAGCTGCCGCAGCCGCTCCCGCTTGCGCTGCGCGCGGCTGACCCACCTGTCGCGCGCGTCGATGATCCGCGCGCCGCTCCCGTACGGTCGCATGCGTCCCTCCTCGCGAGGCGCGGCGGGGTCCTCAGCCAGCGAGGCGCCGCCCTCCTCCATCACCTGCTCGCCCGTCGACTCCGTCGAGGCGGCCTGCTCGTCGACCTGCTCGCCGATCTCNAGGAGCCTCTTGATCGCCGCGATCTCCGCCTCGATCTGCGCGATCGACTTCGCCAGCGCCTCCGCCTTGGTCTCCAGCTCCTCGGCGGGGACGTCGACCGCCTCGGCGAGCTCGCGCGCCTCCTTGCGCAGCTGCTCGCGCTTCTGCAACAGCTCTGCCAGTCGCTTGTTCATTCGGTCCTCCTTGTCGGTTACATCCCGAGGAGCCGAAGACGCGCACGCGCGCAGCGCCGACGCGCGTCCTGCGCCGCCCGCGTCCTGCTCCGCAGCTCCATCATCACGTCATGTGCGCTCCGGAAGCCCACGCTCGTCTCCCGGTACGCAGGGTCATGCACGATCGAGATCTCGTACAGAGATGCCGCATGCACCACGCGTCGGATCTTGTCGCCCTCGTCCTCTAGCGTCTCGCGCTCGACGCAGAACGCGATCGACATGCCGCGCAGATCACCGCGCCTGACGAGCTCGGCCACATCGCGGCCCAGCGTCGTGTGCGGCAAGTCGAGCTCGAACGCGAGGCCGACGTCATCCTCCTCTAGGCGGACCGTCCCGGATGACGTGCGGCCGAGCAGATGCCGCGTGTCATGCGCATAGCACGCGAAGACTTCAGGATCACCGGCGAGAAAATCGGCGAACGCGCGCGGCTGGAAGCTCTCCAGCAATCCNGGGTATGGCTCNGCGATCTCCGACCACGTGATCGCGTAGCCAGTGAGCGTNCCCGGTCCGTCCGACTCGCNGTGCTCGATGCGCTGCCGTTGCATGCAGCGCACCTCAAGCTTGCGTTCCGCCATCGTCGCCTCCGGTTCCGGTGGGGATCGGGTTTTGCGGCCCGTTGTAGATGATCTGTCCGGTCGTCGCGTCGACATGCGCGAGCGAGAGCGGCGCAAAATACACATCGCCGCCCGGGAGCGGCGGCCGGTCTTCCAGCGCGCGCGCCTCGTTTACTGTGAGCAGCCCGCTCGCGATTTGCTGCTGATATGCCGCGGTCCGCGACTGCAGCGTGGCGCGCATCAGCGCATCGAGATTGAAGCGCATGTAAATGCGGCCCTGCTCGGACGGTAGCAGTACATCGCGCGCGAAGCTCTGCTCGATGCGCACCACCCACGGTCGGATCACGACCTGGGNGAAGTANGTCTGCATCTCCTCAGTCCAGAGCGGCGAATCGCCNANCACCATGAAGCGNGGCAGCCCGTAGATGCCGATGATCTCGTCGGCGGTGAGGCGCCGCGTGGCNACGAACTCTTTGTCCTCGTGGGAGAGCGCGAGCTGCCGATGCCGCAGGCCGACCGGCAGGATGTATGCGGCGCCCGCATTCGGCCCACTCGTCTTCTCCCGCCAGTCGTCGAGGAAGCGCTGCGCCTCGTCGGCATCGAGCGTGCCGTCGGACTCAAAGAGATCCCGCGGTTGCGCCGCATTCTCGGCGACCGCGCGCTGCAGACGCACACTCGCGCGCCCCGCATCGATCAGCTCCGCCGCCGCGCGGATCGGCGACGCGCTCTGGAGGTAGTCGCGCCCAGGCAGGCCTCGGATGTGCCATACGCTGTCCGGAGGCAGCGGGTCACCATCTACGTAGTAGATGAGCCGGTGCCTCGATGGATGCAGCTTGGTCTCGACCCGCCGCGGGTCAATCGGCAGGAGACGGACCACATCGCCCGTCTCCTCATGGCGGTAGATCCGGACGTATGCGTCGCCAACGATCAGCGCGCACCGCGTGATGTAGCCGAAGAAGTCCGCCGGCGTCTGAAATTCGTTTGGCTCGATGCGGAGCAATTTTGCGAGCGGATGCTCGCGGAGCTCTCGCTTGCCGGCAGGCGTCTCCTCATAGAGGTCGACCGGGAGCGTCGAGATCGTCGACGCGATGCGGTCCACACA